TCTACGGTTCTGATGCATAAATAGCTTCAGTAACAGAAGTGTCATTATTAAAATAAGAAGTTCCTGGAGTTGCGATCAAAGTACTGCCAGCAGTAACATAGAATTCTGCTAAAACGCCAGAGCCTGTAGAGGGGTCCGTAGCGTAGGCTCTACTAGCATCTGATGTTCTTTCTGCAGCAGAACCGTAGAGAACAATCCAAGCATCCAAAGAGGATGAAATTTTTGCAATAATGCCAGAACTTCCAATACCGCTAAAAGTTGCAGCACCAGAAGAAGCGGTTTGACTTTCCGTTAGCCTAGTAGTAGCTGAACCACCACCACCTCCTCCGCCAGAAGCCGCAGCCCATACAGGAAGCCCACTAGACACAGTAAGAACCTGAGATTCGGAACCGATTCCCAGTCTTGTCGTTGAGCCTCCAGACCTAATTATGACATCTCCATTGGTGGTCATGGGGTCAGGAAAACCACCAGAGGAGTTCAAGGGTTGCCATTCCGAATCGGCATTAACCCATGTCAAAACTTGCCCGTCTGTGGGTGGAGTTGTTGTTGTATCTACATCAGAAAGGTCACCAATAGACCCAACAGTGCTTGGAGTAGCCCATGTAAGTACTCCACTACCGTTTGTTGTAAGTGCCTGTCCATTTGTCCCAGTGTCATCTGGAAGCACAAGCGTATAAGTTGCAGCCGCGCTGTGAGGTGGCGACTTAATCTTTACTCCATGAGAATTAGTTTCGCAGTTTAATTGAATTGCTGCATCATTGTTTGTATTCCCTCTTATTTCAACAACGCCTGCCCCGTTAGGAGCTAGTTTTAGGTTCGCTGCACTAAGAGTGAAAATTTCAAAACCATTTGTGTCTAAATTGCCACCAAGTTTAGGAGTTAAATCACTCACTAAATCAACTTGTGTTACTGTCGCAGTTAAAGATCCACCCTCTATGATATAAAGTACATCAAGGTCCGTCGCAAAGCACAATTCACCTTCTTCTAGACTTGACAATCCCGCTGTTAGGGCAGCAATTGTACCACGAGCTACCCTTACTGGTACGCGATAAGAAGGGACGGTCATGGCGCAGTTCTGTCTGGACTAGAATGCCAAAGTCGTCAAGTAAACACTCCGCCGTCAGGCTCTGCTCCGTCAGACGTCCCAGTAGTGAAGTCACCCCCACCCCAAAAAACTAAACCGCCGCTTCCACCACCACCTCCACCAGTGATAGCAACTATGTTGTTTGAAGAGTTGAGTGTGTACAGATTTACATCACTAGCCGTAAGACCTAAAACAATTTCTCCTTGAGTTATTTCGTCCGTTCCCCCTGGTTCAAGCGCAGCAATAATAGCTGTAGCAGAATCTGTAGAATTTTTTAAAACTATGCGATCAGGAAATACAGCCACAGGAGAACGATAGCTAGAATAGTCTCCCAATCAAATGATCAAGGGTATCCCTGTGCATCTTGCTTGGCCCGCCTGTCTGCAGAAGCCTCGGATGAGGTGTTGCCGAACCCGAATATAGCAAAAGTGCTACCTGGCCTGTAAGTGCATACGGTAGCGCTATTAACCTGTATCTGGCTATAAACCCCCTCGAAACGCAATTTTCTGTTTTGCGAACCGGGAATACCGGTGGCGTAGCTGCCATCTGACCTAAGTAAACGGTAAGATCTATATGGTCCCTGCCAAAAGCCTAACGAAGGATTGCAATCAGGGTCGTCATAGATAGGGTTGATAGTAGGGGGGCCAATAGGGCTAAGCTCTTGCCATCCGTAGCTCATCCCAAGATCGTTCGGATCAGACAGATTCCCCGTAATGAAACCTTGCCTGCCGTATCTCGGAATAGATTCCTGTCCGCCCCTGCAATCGCCAAATGCATTGCTGGCGCATGCTTGTTCGTATAGAAAAATAACTATTCCACTATAGTATGTCATATTACATGCAGGATCAGCTACGCACTCTCCATTGGAATTACAGATTTGACAATTGCCGCAGTCATTTTTGCAATTACAGTCGCATTCGCCGCAAGAAGCTGGCACATTAGACTTGTCGCAATCTGTTCTAATATAGCAAGTCTTGCCTCCCGCCGAAATAAATCCATTGTCTGTGCAGGTAGTTTTAGGGGGGCACGGGGGTTCAGGTTGACCATCGCACCACGACACGCCTTGGCAAAGCCCATCGCACGGGTCGGGCGGTTTCTTTTCGTCGTCTGGGGGATTGCAGGCTTTATAACATTCTGCTAGCGCTGCACTCTCGCAATCTAATTTTACGGCGTTAGATGGTCCGCCAGGATTACAGCATTTTCTAATCCCGGATGCACAGCCGCAATTGACATCGACAGTGTAGCAGGTATTGCACTTGCTCCAGTCTTGCACCCAAGAGCCGGATTCTGAGCATTTGAGACATTGTCCTGGAGGCTCTTTATTGGATTCGCAAAAGCAGGGAGCAGTACCAAAACCTCCTCCAAATTTACTTATGGGTACACATCTCGGGAAAGGTATGCTTTCTTCGTTAAACAGGTTAAAGCAAATACTGCATTCATCACACGCTTCTATTTCAGAACAGTTTGCAAACTTCTTCCCATTAGCTCTTTGATAGCCATCACAAAAGTAAGAACACGCTGGTGGCGGTTTCGGGCAAGGCCCACACTTGCATTTTGGGACCCCAAAATTATTTCTCCTGCAACAATACGTGCCACAGCAAGCTAAACCACCACTGTTGCCAGGATCCCCGCAAGTGGATTTAGTACAGTCACCGCTACCAGAACTTCCACAGTTGTTGTTGGGTTCTTCCCCACAATTAGACCCGGCCTCTGCTGGACCCTGAACGCAAGTGCCGCCAACGCAACTCCACCCAGAAGCGCAATTGTTGGAATCAAAGCATCTTATAATGTTCCTGCCCGTATTAAAACCGTCCTTGGTAATACTGCCATCAGTGTTGTTCCAAGAAGACGCACCTGAACTATCAGTATTGTCTCGGTTTATAGCTCTTAGACTCATCGCAGGTCAACGACAGTGCGCTAGCGCTAGGATGCCAATCTTCAATAGAGCTCAGAAAAGGGATCATTTTCATCGCCAGTACTTATATCTTCGACAGTGTAGCCAAGACTGACGCGCTTCCATTGCAGAGGTCCTTCTGCCCCAGTGTCGTATGATCTTCGCATTGCTATGTACAATGTTCCCGAAGGCAGGTCAGGGGACTTCGTTGCTATTATCTGCCCAACCCACTGAGGTAAATATTCCTGCCAGGTAATTTCCCCGTCCACTATGCTAAGGGTACTGAAGGCCGGGTTGCCCTCTGTTGGTTCCGAGGTAGTGCTTAAGATTTTGCACACAGTTGTTGCAACGTCAACCTTTTGTACGCTAGGACCGACGGAAATAACAGCTCTATTAAAGTTTGCCATTATAGTTGTATGAAACGAAGCCCGGATCCCGAAACAATATAGAGAGTCATAGTGTCAATTGCCGCATCGTAATAAGCGTACAGCTTACCCGCAGGAAGAGGGCTTTCCAAAGCAACGTCACTACTCGGTGGCCTGTCTAGAAGAATCTCTACCGTGGCGTCGGTGTTTTCGGTAACTGACTTGGCTGCGAGAGATGAGCGATTGATTGACATGGTTAGAATTTGCTGTAATAAACACCGTTGGCAAAACTTAGCTCAACCTCAGTTCCTGCTGGAATAGAATTAATACCGATAGGTTTTGTGACGTATTGTTTGTCATTGTAAGAGACGATCCCTTCGCCGGACTCCCCAAGGATGACCCAGTTGCCGGTTACGCTGCCTACGAAATCCCCAGCGATACTGGTATCAGAGGCTCTGAATTCAAGATCCACAAATCTATTAGCAGTACTTATGGCTCTTAGATCATCTTGTATGCTCATTAGGTTCCCTCCGTATAGAATCCAAACTGTTTCAAGTTCCAATAGAAAACCGCCTCGTTGCCAGCCGTAAGAATCACCTCCGAGGTCGTTGTCCCAACACATAAAACCTTGCCTGCATTCGAGGGGGCGTGTACCGTGCCCACGGTCAGGCCAAGTCCACCAGCTCCAGCAACAACTGCCCCTAAGCCAGCAAGAACTCCCTCTGTAATGCCAAGCACATCCCCAGCAGCGTAGTCGTAGCCAGGTCTGGCAATAGTAAGAGCATAGTCACTAGAGCTTGCCCCTGAATTGGTTATAACCAGATCTGCCGTCATTCCAACACCTGAATTGTCCGTTACATCGATAGGAATGTTCGTATAAGTGCCATCAACTCCAGCTGTCGGAGCGCTGGTCAGACTTCCAAGTGTTAAAACGTTTCCAGTACTCCAGACAAGTGCGGCGTGAGAGAAATCAATATCAGCCCCGACCCCATCATGGGCAAAAACAGTGGCCTTAGAAGCCAAGCCGACTCCGCTATCTGCATAGGTGCTAACATCTGCAGTGGCGTAGCTGATTACCTGGCGCTGGTAGCCGCCTGTTCCTAATGTGACTTCAAAGCCCAGGAAGGTTGTGTCATTGGTAAATCCGGGCTCGTAGACAGTCCCAGGGGCGTCAATCAGCCTAGCCTCAAAAAATTGATCCACAAATCGATTAGTGACCTGAGCGGTCACTTCATCGCTCGAAATTTGGGCGGTGATTGCCATTAAGTTTCTCAGAATCCCTGTAGGATTCCTATCAGTTCTAACTGAACAAATCTTCGACTATGATGGTCGAGTCAACCGTGACAAGACTTCCTTGAGCATCCAAGGGGACTGAGCCGTCGTTCTCTGTCTCCAGCAGGTCCCCTGGTCCGACGACAGCCCCGCTTATGTATATGCCTGTCATCAGCTGAGGAGATTCTGTATAGGAATCAGGTATGATAGGAATGACCCCATCGGAGCCAAAGGCTTGGGGCAGGGCTTTAGTTCCAAAATGAACGTCAACATTCCAAACAAAGGACCCGCTATCCACATTTGTCTCGCCTTGAACAGAAGGATTAACGACAGCAGGCGGCGGGGTAACGCCAGAACCCATATCAGGCTTGGAATTGCCTAGCAAGTTTTCAGGTAGAACGACAGATCCGTCTGAATCACCAATCCAGACACCATTAGTAGTAAGAGCACTTTCTTCTGCGTTAACCCCCCAAACAGTCGCGTCCATCCTCATCGCCATTAGCTTGCCTTTAGACGAGTCGTAGTACCGGAAAGGCATTCCAGGTTTCCAGTTCGTGGTAATATCCGTCCTTAGCGATTCAGAAAGCTGAACCCCAAGCGCATCTCCCTTGATGAACCGTTCAATGTAATCACGGTAAACATTAACAGCAGAAGTTATATCTGCTTCGTTGTTGAAAAGCAAAGGTACTGGAATCTGTTCCTCAAGGACGTAAGGGCCAGCTTCCGGTGGCAAATCCTTGTATCTACCTATAAAGAGGTTGACAAAGATTCTCCTGCCTTTTGTCGCGGTGGTTGGGCTATTAAGCCTGTCGGGAGCTTCGGTGACAGTAGTGTTGGTGCTTGATTTTCTGATTTGAATGGTCATAACACCGCGAAGGGCATCCATGATGCCGTTAATACCAGCGCCTCTTGCGGTGGCTAGACTTTCATAGGTAACCACTTTTTCCACGTTTACCGAGCCTTCTTGGTAATATGTTGTGTCAGTCCTCCTACTCCTGTACATATCAGTATTGTTGGCAAAATCTTGATCAAAGTTTTGAGGGAAACCATTATTATTGCCGGAGCGCCAATTTTCCGGTTGAGCGGCTGACATTACCGTAAGATAATTATCAACAACGGTTCTTATTAGCTCGTTTGCCGTGCCGTAATAGTTGACAGTATCAGTGTAACTAAGGAGTCTCTCGTCCATCCCTTCGATGGGGCAGTCTCCGTCAGGCAAGCATTGAACCGCGTTCAGGGAACGACAGTAAGCGTACTTATCCGCCCAGTACTGACCGTTAGCTTCAATTGCTGGTCCTCTTAGCTCTTGGAGATTCCTTGAAACCTGACCGGCTGGACCGCTGTAATACGTTTTAATCGTCTCTCTGCTATAAGTTGGAAGGTACAGGGGTTCCTGTACAGTCTCCCAGTCTTGCGTACACGCTAATATCCAATAGCCGTCTTCTTGACTTGAGGGGGGAGGTGGACTATTACCGCAACCGCTAGAGCCGCTATCCGACGGCGTGAATCGACCAGTCCTGACGAAAACGGGCTTTTTGTAAGTGATTTCAACTACACCACCAGGCAAAGATACTATTGAGTATCCATTCCTCTTGAACCTTACGGCAGGATACTTGGTGAAATAATAAGACTCAGTCTCAACTGTATCGATCTTGCCTTTGCCGTCTTCATTTAGGCCATCAGCTGGAACCTGATAAGAAAGACTGACAGTATCTGGGATTGGTTCGGCTCCTTGCAGTGGGCTTACCGCTGTTGTTGTCAGACCTAGAACAGAAAGCCATTCGCCTGAGGCTACGCCATCATATCCGTCCCCATCAAAAAACACCCCGGAAACGAGTGCTCCCGTGTTGTCCTGATACACGTATTTCCCTACAGCCGCAAAGGATGCAGAACAGTTTTGATAGGTTCTTTGAGCTACGTCCAGTCCTACAGGTACGATGGCTAGCAAATCGTCCACATCTTCGTTCAGTGCCATCAGGACTAGTCTGCAACCGAGTTGCACTTCTAGTTGCTCTTTCTCAATGTCATAGGCCGTGGAGACAATGTACAAGTAGCCTCTGGGGTGCCTGTACGCCACTCCACCCGGATCTGTGACGTCTAGGGTCACGACCGTACCTCGACGGAAGTCATCCCTTTCGTAGTCAGCTATATCGAAGCCTCCTGGCCTGGAACCTAAATATAAAGTCCCAGATGTCTGTATTGCGCCATTCTTAAACGCAGACTGGTCGGAAACAGTCCATTCGACCATTGAAGAAGTATAGTCTACACCACCGATAAGAAGAGAGGAAACCCTGGTCTGATTAGATAAATAAGCCACATCAAACCTCTGTCAAACCAAACGATAACAACATATACTTTGGACCCATCCTATTGTAGGTTGGAGGAGTCGTAATAACGGCGCTGGTAGTAACAGTTGAGCCGAAAGTCTGGTCGGTAATGCCTACGGCGGCGGCAATACCATTACTTCTGTCAGTATCCCAAGCCTGAAACATCTGGTCAAACAAAGCTGCCTCTTCTTTAGTCACAATAGACGAGATAACCCAGACATATTTCTGTCTGAATGCTGGACCGGCAATAATAGAAGCGCCGTTCGCAGACTGAGTAAAAGAGGTGTTACCTAGATAAGAGCGAGGCAGGGAGTTGTCGCTAAAATCAGTGAACAGAAGACTGTAAACAGGCGAGCCTCCTGAGGGCGTGTACGATACTCCAATCTGAGACATCTCAGGGGCCTAGCTGGTGCTAGGATTCCGAAGCCTCAAGGCCAGCTAGTCGATGATACTTCAAGACGGACTCTTCGGTCGTGCCTGTGACTATCCGATGCCTGTGAGATCTTACTGCCTCCTTGAACTCTTCTGAAGACGCCGCAAGGTGCTCGAAAATCTTATCGTACTCTGCTAGTAAAACTTCAAAAACGGGCTCGCTAGCGCCGCCGTACATGGCCTCCATAACCGCCATGTACATATACGCAAAAGCTTTCTCAAGGTCTTCTAGCTTCATTTCATCCCAGTGACAGTCAGGTATTCCTGGACCGTCTTTTTTCAGTACGGCACTATAGATGACTTCTGCCGTGTCTTCTGGTCTTCCGAAGTCAAACATAAATACCAATCTATCTGATCAATTGTACCGAAGCCTCTTAATCTTAGCAAGCTGTACCATTATATCACTAGCGGCTTGCGTAGTGTTAGCTGATTGAATGGTGACATTGTTTGTAACTGTGTCGCCTCCCATGACACTTGTAATAGCGCTTAACAATTTACCCATATTCATGCCACCAGATACGCCTGCAGGGGAAGCACCGCTAGTCTTATTGATATTTACTCCGCCATTGGGAATATTTAGCTGACTTGTCAAGTGTGCGGGGATGACAGTACCAGAACTAGGGGCTTTCCATGTCCCCCAGGCAGGTGAATTGATCATACTGAGAGCTCCGCTAGCCGAAAGGAAGGCTTCTTTACCAAGTTCGTTAACAGTGTAAGCAGAGCCACCCGAAACAGGACCACCCGCGAACCTAAAGTTAGAGGTTGGCACAGTGACCGGCGGGCGATTCGCAGCTGCTTCCGCTCGCGCTGCATTCTGTGCCCTGATTGCAGATGCCATATTACGGGCTTCTGTGGCCGCTGCGCGATATTCGGCAGCTAGTGACCTAACTTCACCTTGCTGTGATTGAACAGCTCGTGTGGTCGTATCAACTTCGTTACCCAGCCCTTCTGCGGATTTGATAGTTTCCTTTATAGCTTGATTGAAATCATCTTGAGCTTGTTCGCTTTCTTTTAAATCACTTTGAAGTCTATCTGCATTCGACTCGGCTTGGCTTGTGACTGAGTTTTGCTTCTCTTCAATTTCACCAAGCTTCACCTTCCTCTCTTCCATCAGTTCCGCAAGACTCTTCTCAACTGTTTGCTCTTCTTTTTTCTGCTGCACCATTAGCTTCTGAATTTGCTCGTTTGCTTTCATCCTCTCAAGACGAGCCTTAAGTCGGAGCGTCTCTTCCTTGTCAAGCCCTCCTGACTCAAGTTTTGTCTGTAATTTTTGCTTTTCTAAAGCGTAAAGCTCTTTTTCAGCAGGAGTCTTAGCCCTTAACAGTCCAATCTCCTCATCGTATTTCTGGCGAATCATCGACAGAGTTTCGTCTAGATGCGCTTTTTCTGCCTCGTATTTTCTGTCGACAGCATCTTTAGCCTCCTGTGCAGCCTGCTTAGCTGCTTCTACTTTTTGCTTCTCCAGATCTATGAGGCCCTTTATTCTCTCTTGCTCTTTATCATAATCTTCGTTTCTAGCTTCTTGCTGTTCTTTTAAGATTTCGATAGATCGTGCCAACTCCTGGTTTAGCCCTTCTGCAAGCTTTTGCTGTTCTGAGTACGCCTCGACAGCCTCTTTGTTCCCTATCTCCTTAGCGTATTCGATAGCTTTTTCGGTCAGCTTGCCTGTGGCTTCACCAGTGTTGGCGATCTCGCCTTGAAGGCCCAGTGTCTCTTCTTTGGCCTTATTCATGTTAGTGGCAACAACTCCGACAGCAAGGCCAGCGGCTGCTACACCTGCAGCGATACCCAACCAGTTCCCAGTAAGACCAGCAAAGAAGGCTGACGCGACGTTCAGGATCGTCTGAGCGGCTGCCCAGCCTTGTACGGCGATGACGATAGCTTTAATAGCGCCAACAATAGCACCCAAGTTCAGCGCAACCATGACACCTGCGTAGGCGGCGATTCCTACAGTAAGAGCCGCCAAGGTTATAATCAAAGCGTCCATATTCGCAGCAATCGTGTTCAACGCACCCGCGAAAAGCTTCATACTGCCTGAAACAACGCCTCCCAGACTTTTGTCGACAAGGTTGAAGGACTCAATAAATTCTTTCGCCAGGTTCTGCGTTGCAGCCTCGATAGCAGCGAATCGCCCAGCGAAAGTCTCCTGCATTCGCTGGCCGACCTCGAAGAATGCGGTGCCTTTTTGTGTCATGAGGTCTAGAGCTGCACCAACTTCGGCCCCAGTAATCTGACCGTTCTTGGCCATCTCTTTAAGCTCTGAGACATTCTTGCCCGTGGCAACAGATAACTGCTCCCAGATGGGAATACCTTGGATAGCGAATTGCGTCAAGTCACGGGTGTATGCTCGGCCCTGAGCAACGATCTGACCCATATTCCTTGCAAGAAGGTTGATATCCCCACCAGTGGCGGCTGAAACCAAGGCAAGCTGTTCTGTCGCCTTAACAGCTTCATCGGTACTCATGCCGAACGCCATCATGATCTTGCCCGCGCCAGCGACCTGCTCTAGGTTAAGAGGACTATTGGCGGCAATATTTAAGAACTTGTCGAATGCTTCTTCCGCTCCGGCGGCGCTTCCTACAAAAGCCTCCATCTGAAGACTAAGTGTCTCCATCTTAAAAGCTGTCTGAACAAGTTCTCCAACACTTTTTACCACATTCATGATGCCAGCCGTAGCAAGGTTGGCTGCAGTTTGAATACCGATGAATCTGCCAGTTAAAGCTGCTAGACCGCTTGAGCCGCTGTCTCCCATGGTTTTAAGGGAGGATTGAACTTTCCTCAGCTTCTCACTGAGAACTTTCCACTCGGAAGTTACCTGTCTGGTTCCCGCTTTAAACTTCTCGGTGTCTCCTAGCAAAGACTTGAGAACAGTGCGCTGTCTCTTTAGAGCGTTAGGAGTCCTCCCTAACTCACCATTGACTGCTTTGTACGCAGAGGCCAGCCTACTTGATTCTTGCTTAAGGCTTTGAACCTCTTTCGCTACAAGTTTTCCGTTTTTAAACTCTACCTTAATATCTGTCTGGATCGTCTGATTAAAGGCTGAATTAAGTTTTGATTTAGCTTGTTGAGCGCCTCTATCAAAACTCTCAAAAAATGTATTGATAGCTGAAACTGCCTTACTGCTATCTACATCAAGATTAAAAGTAAGATTTTCAGCCACGTTGGATCCCAAGCTGGTCTAGGTTTCCATTAAAAAAAGGCCCCCCTTGGAGGGCCATAATCTTTAGCGAATAGATCAATTCGGATCAAGGTCAAGCTGGTAAGCACCGTATCCACCGATGGAGCATTCCCAGGAAACAATTGAAGTAACTTCGTTGCTTTCGGTATAACCCATTAAGGTTCCGTAACCATAGACAGCTTCAACGGTTCCAGTGGGTCCAACACGAACCAGCTTCACTCGAAGACTGTCAGCAACGGTGTTTGCTTCGGCAAGCCTAAGGATTTGATAGCCAGTGTCTTTAAAATCAGCAATGCCGGAAAGCGAAATACTGAAATTCTTGGTCGTAGCTACAGCCTGGCTGAAACCTTTGGTCGTGTTGTCATATGTGTAGATGTCTTCAGAGCCTGTGTCGGTCTCAAGGGAAGCAGCGGTCAAGCCAGCTAGACGAACAGGATTATCTGTTCCATCCATAGCATAAGTGACGCCACCAACCGTGAAGACACCAGCAGCATAACTTACTGCTCCTGAAGCCAAGGTGGAGATATCAATGAAGCCACCTGGAGCTGTGCCGGTAGCAGAGGTAACATTAGTAAAGGCTACATCTACATCGGTAGACGCTAAAGGTAAAATGTAAAAGTCGTACCCGAAGGCCGCAGAGAAATTTGCCATGTATGGAAACGGGCGTGACCCGCATGAAGGTACCTCGGACCTTCGAGGCCCGTTACATTATATTTCCAATAAGTCGTCTTACACCGGTCTGATTGGCATATTTGATTTAATAAATATCTTAGACTGGACTAAAGCCCCTAATCCGTCAGTAGTTGCCACTGTCTGCACCGCCTGTGCTCCTACAAAGCGCTTCAGTAGGTAATTAACAGCAGCCTGAAGATCGCTCCCTTCTGAGGGCTCCCAGGCCACCAAGAACACACTCCAGGTTGTAACAATGTAGGGATCGTCTGTTAAGTAATCCTGAGAAATAGCATCTCCAGCGTCTTGAATTATGCATTCAACCCCCTGAACATTCCTGATAGAAGGCATATCTTGGCCAGCACTTACAACAGAAAGAGCAGTGACAGGCCCACTACTGCTTTTGAAATTATAGGTGCCTAAAAGATTTGTGAAGGTTGCGTCTACTGATACAGCCTCATAGATGGCCTGAGCAGAAATAGGAAATAATTGTGTCATAGGTCTTGCGCCCTTCGTTTGTAGTGTTCCGCTACGGTACCCTGAAGGCATCAGACATACCAGAGGAGGCATTATGCGGCCTAATTTTAGAGGATTTTCTCTCCTTGGTGTAGTCTTGAACATACTCTGATGCACCTTTTGCAGGATTGCGCTCCCGTTTACGAACGAATTTCAGATTACCTGTTCAACATGTCTGCCCTAAATCGTAGAGAAGCCCGTCAGCAATGGCGAGATGCTATTAAATCTTCCTGGAACAACCGTTGTGCTTACTGTGGTCGTCCGCCTATTGACGATAACAGTCTAACAATGGATCACGTAAGGCCAAAGTCTGCTGGCGGAGAAGATCGCACCAGCAACTGTATTCCAGCCTGCCAGGAATGCAACCAGAAAAAATCAAGCCAGGAATGGATTTCTTGGTTTAGAATGCAACCTTTTTACACTATTGAGTCAGAGTGGCGCATCCGTCAGTGGTTATCTCGTGGTCTTTCTGACTTTGGAGCGTACGATGAGGAAGATTCTAAGATTGTTGACGCTTATGCTAATAAAATTATGGGGACTTGGCCGGAGGGCGAAGGATGACATCTTCCTCTGCAGCGACCTTAGTCTTAATTGAAGGCACTAAAAGAGAAATCTTTCTCCCTTTGTCATCAATAAAATCTCTTTTTTGATTTCCAGCTGACTCTCTTGCTATTAGCAAGCCTTGGTAGCCGTTGTCTGTTTTTACTGGATGCAATAACAGTGCATCTTCAGAGACAAAGCCAGCAACTGCTGGCACATAAGAAGAGTCAGCAATTTCAGAAAGTTGCTTAAAGCAAAACAATGCCCAAGAAGGAAATCTTTCTTCTCTAACCATAGCAAGAGCAGCTGAGCCGTAATGACTCGAAGGCTTTTCTCCATCAACTTCATGCTTAAAGAAGGAAAAGTCTGAATGTTTATACGGTTCTGGTTTCTTTTTTGGATCTCTGTTTTGATTGGCTATCATTGCTGTCTGCTGTGCTATGGGTAATTCGTTCTGGTAAAGCTTTTCTCTTTCACACTTGACGCCCTGCTTTACAGCATTTAGCACGTAGCCATACGAAAGGTCTCCATAATTGCCCACTGAGAAGTCGGGATCACCAGGGAAGAGCCGTTTCAAACGCCAGTAGAACGCTTCAAACGGAATTGTCTGCTCTCCGGCTGCTACTTTCCCGAGGTATTCACCTCTTCTTCGTTTTTCTCAAACGCTTCTGTAGATTTAGCATCCTCATCTATGAAGAGATCATAGAGAGCATCTACCAAGTCAGGATGAAGGTCCAAAGTGTCTGTGATCGACCATTTTTCAGAAACGCGAAAATAAAGAAGACAACTAGCTGCTACAATCTTTCGACGATGCTCAAAAGTAGACATTAGTGTAATAATGTCATCAATTTCTTTTTCGTAACCTTCTAATAATTCGGAAGAGAAATTACCAGCGCCTAGTTCTTCAATAACATTTTTTTGTTGTACACCTTTTTCTTTTGCAATACGGCTAGCTAATCGGTTAAGAATTCCAATGGTTTCATCAGAAGCAGAGGCTTGTTGGATAAAACTTTTTTCCGCAACGGTCAGGTAACCTTTTCTCTGAATATTGATCTGGCCGGAATCTTTGGTACCCAGTATTTCAAGGATAGGCTCTCTCCGTGGCGCAACAACAAATGGTAGCTTTACGTTCTTTCTGGCCATTCTCTTGTTTTAGCTGACGTATGGTACCTATCAGCCAAATCGCTTGCTCCATACCTCGTTAAATCCAGCATTCATGGCCGCCCCCATGTTGAATTTCTCAATTCCATAGGTGCCTTTCAGGGTTGCTTCGATCCATGGCCTGCCTGGAACCATTACCGAGTTGGCGTTTTTGTTGCCATACGGCTGAATAACCCCTCCGTAATGAGCAAGAGCGGCATAAGGGGTCTTGTACTTAATGCCCAAGGATGTCTTTGTCTTAAGGTTCTTCTCTACGATGGACAAAGAGCTTTTCAAGGCTCCTGTGTCAACGATATTTCTTGGGCTGGAAACTGTCTGACCATTGCGCCTCTTTGTAATTCGAGGCCAGTCCCACGTAGAAGAGCTTACTGCTTTGTCTAATGCCACTCTAAGGTCTCTTTGAACGTAAGCAGATGCCTTGATCATTCCTGCCACCAATGCTGAGTTTATAGCTCTCTTCATCTTAGGGGAATTATCTTTTGTGTCGATTTTTGGCGGAAGAATATCTAATCTTGTACTGAAATCAAAGCTCGCCATCAGTTCTGGACCTCGCCACCAGTGAGCTGAATCTCAACACCACCTATTTCCTTGTAAATAATCTCATCGATGCCTTGGCCGCCAAAAACACCGCTAGAGCGTTGAATCTTAGCCGCTGGCAAAAGTGGATCCTGGCCAAAACGAAACCGGCACTCTGTACCCGGAGCAAGCCACGAAAATTGTGTTGTAACTGCGCTCCATGTCAAACCGGTCTCGTCTGAAGACTCAAGGTCCCAAGCTCCAGGGACTATAACGTACTCAAGAGCATACCCTCGATAATAAAACTGATCTCCACTTGCTCCAGGCAGCATATTGCCATCAAGCTGAGATTCAAGGGGCAACCTTTTACTACCAGAAGAAACACCAGAATATTGCGCTCTCTTTACGAATAATTTGACCAAGTAGGCATTCGCTTGAGAAGTCACCCATCGGCCATTTACTTGCGTAACCGTGCCCTCATCTGGGACCAGCAGCCGCCCGTTTTCATAGCCCAATAACGGGGAAGTCATGCGTCTCTAACTCAGTCCCACTAGGTTTCCATTGTTTCGCCTTTCGCGCTTCGCACTCAACGGCTCAATTTCTTACAACGCGCACACGTTTCTACTTCACCTTGCAGGTATTTGGCATAATTTGCATTAGCCTTAGTCCATCCTTCACACTTTTTGCACCAAACATCAACCGCTTCATGGCTTTCGATCTCCCTCATGACGTCTCCCAGGAAACCTTCGTTCATTTCAGGGTGAATGGTCATGACTTGTACGAGAGACTTGATACAGGGTACCACAAGACGCTCTAAGAGCGTATAAGCTGTGTGCTTTGGTAAGATCCCTGAGTAAAGCTACCCAGGCAAGAGCAAAAGCTGAAAATCTTGATCAGTTCACTCTTGACTCGCAGTTTTTCAGACTGAGGGCCAGATGTTCCGTTATGATTTACTTCCCATTTTAATACATCAGCCTCTACCAGCGTCTTGCCTTCAACATTTGCTAGATTTTGCGTTATTTGAGCCGTATCCGCACTGCTGTAATCAGTTAAAAGGTCTAAAACGTCTTGCTGTGCCACTGTAGACATCGCCTGCAAGTCATTCATGCATGTGATAATGCAATCCTGCGTGTATGTCCCAAAAGGCAAGCTTATCGCTTTGATGACACGGTAATCATCCCCGGAAGACCAGAGTCCAGAAGTGTCTAAAACAGCCATTTTGGCATCATATCAGGTCCCAGTAGGGTTCCAGGAGATAGAATGAGGCAGTTAAGGCCACCAGTGGACTCTAAAATGGTACTCAATCTATCATTAGCACTTCTTCTTGCAGTAAGATGCCGACAAGATGACGCATGCTTACAGCTCTTGAACTTGATCTATCACTCAATGGAAGAAGATCAAGCAAAAAACACCATGAATCGACTTATCTACCTCCTTGAACCACAAGAGCGAGATTGGTTAAGGGGTTTGGCTTAATTTAACCTATCCTTGCCCTCTTGGATACAAAAATCCAGTACTCGGCCTGCTGGATCCTCCCCCTCCTCCTCCAGGACCGGGATTCCATACCTCCTGGCTGATATCCGTAAACTTAATCGCAGTACCTCCCCACGCAGATACAGTAAAAGCAGTCTCATCCATATTCTCGCTCGTAAGCGAAATGTTCGTAAAAGTCAGAGTGTTATCAGCTGCCATATCAAGTAAAAACAGGTTCAGTAGTGCCAAAATCAAGCACAAAAGTAGGAGTAGCTAGACTACTTCCCATATAGTAATAATATTTATTGTCAGTAGTGTTCTGAATTAACTGGGCATTATCTAGATCTACTCTTGCCGGATACTGCGTACCACTTGATGGCATAAAAACTCCTTGATCACTAGCCCCACCAGGAATACAAGGCGTTGAACGAGCTGTCCCAGTAGTGCTACCGAAAGTGTCAAGACTATAATTGAATCCTACACCCTCAAAAACATAAGCAGCTCCTAAGTCCGCATAACTAGCACTCCCGCTATAAAGATTACTAATGCTAGGATTTAACCTATACTCACTACTGCCACCACTAGTCGCAACCGGTGCATTACAAAAAGGTATGCCAAATCCTCCCCCAGTCGCTAACCCCACACTCGTATTCGGATTCTCACTCCCAGCATTCCACGTCTGACCTCTATACAAATTCCACTTACCTCCACTCCCTAAACCAGGCCAAAACCATTGCCCAACCTTCCCCTTCGTAACAAGAAATGCATCAGTCTTATCATCACTCTCCCATATCCTCCAACTACCTCCCGCTGGCACAGTGAGAGCCCCAATCGGATTACCAGTACTTAAATCCCCATTGTCCCCCGGTGTTGAACTATATGACTCATTCTCATATTGCGTACAACTCGTACCCGTACTCCCAGTCCAGTTATACCATAAATAACTACTCGATGTACTACCCTTGATATCATCAAATGTCATCGTCATTACTCTCTCATATGAATCACTCCCCGCTCCAACCGTAAACCCACTCTTCCCACTTAGGTACGTGTCGAAAAAATATGTCAGAAATCCATCCACATACGACCCGTTAGTCGCATTCGCAGCCTGTGTGTACGCTAAACTCCAGGTCATCCTTGGAACCATTCACCCTTGTCCAGCTAGTATCCCAAAACCTGTTTCGGAATTCTCTGCAGATTTCTTTCGGGGGCTGCCTGAGCAGTGCGTTTGTACTATCGGGGGCGGGGGGGTATTTATACCTAGGTAGGTATTTATACTCAGGTACAGGTGTACTACTCGGTTTAGATTGTATCCGAGAATGGACTAGGTACTTATACCTACTGGTGGCGCTAGGTACTTATGCCTAGGCGCTTATACCTACCCCGTCACCCTGTAGGTAGGAATACCTAGCCTGAAATAAAATAAGTATTAATACCTAGTGACACTGGAAGCGAGCTGATTAGACTGAGAGGGAACCAAAGGAAAATCCAATGATCAAATTTCAATTCTATCTTGGCACTGATACCCGCGGGAAACTGACAGAACAGGAAGCAATTCAGCTGGCTTACGATCTTGCCGCTGATCACTTCCCGAACGGCCACAGCATCCGAGAGGAGGAGGGTCGATGGACCGGCGAGCA